TTAAGCTCATTATAACTTATAAAGATTATATCATACACGTTTACGAATTATCCTCGGAGTATTTTGATAAACAGTCTTAAAAAATTTACTGCCCGCACTGTCGAGATTAGCGATTTCTAATCCGCATTTATCTTTAAGTTCTTTTCCTAGAAAATTAATGTATTTGGTCATTTCTCCAGGCTCTGCTTGTTCGTGTGTTGTGCCCCAATATTCAGTTAACCAATCAAAATCCCTAACTTGGCTGTAATCCCAATCAGTACACATGGTCTTATAACACCCCTCTCTTGCACCCATTATACTCCAAATGCCGTTTTCTACATCTGTTCCAACACTAGACCATATAAGTAGTCTATGATAGTTTTGCCACCAAACATTTTTTAGATCTTTTATCTTTGCACCTTGATCTAAACTCATCTTCACGCCTTCACGGAATCCTGCTCTCCATGATTGGAATGGTGTGGCATTTGTAAAACTCTCGCTATAGTTTTCATTAAATTGATAATACCGATCGTCAAAACAAAACTCAACTTTACCTTTTAAATCAGTAGGATCTGAATTCTCATGCGTTTTCATCTCGTTGACAAATTTGCGTGTCCATAGTTTAAGGCCACCGTTGCCATACATAAGTCCGTTAACATGCACTTTACCACACCAGCTAAAGACATTTTCACTAGTTAAGCCGAGTGCGGATAAATCAATTTCTACTTCTAAAAATTTAGGATCTACAATATTATCAGCATCTACTGTAACAAAGTATTCTGTTTCACTTAGTGCGGCGCAGGCTTTATGTGCGGCATCACTGCCTTTAACTCCATGCACACGTTTAGCCCAAGGCACTTTATTACACAAGTCTGCATAATTCTTTTCAGCATTAGGTTCATCATAGCTGAGAAATATAATGTCTTGTTCTATAATTTTAATCATTTATTTTTAATCCATAACTTTGAAATACTATATTTGAAGCTATTGAAATCTTAGTAATATCTTGCTCTAATCGACTTTCAAATAATTTTTCTATTTTATCGTGCAAGATTAAATCCTGCACATTAACGAAAATAGTTCGAATTAAAAAATCAAAATCATTCGCTAACATTACAAAAAATGGAATAGTTTCAACCGTGATATTTTCTTTAATTCTCTCTCGACATGCTTCCGAAATCGAAAATGTCCAAGACTGTTTACTCCATGAAACTATTAGTTCTGTAGTAGCAGTTGGGGGCTCTGAAATCCACTCAAACACATTATTCTTAAATGCATAACCGTGTTCTGCTTTGGCCGCTAATGCTAGTATGGTCGTATTATCTGCTGTACGTATGTATCCAATTTGATAATCACTAAATTTTTCATGCCCGTATAAAAATCTATCGTGTTCGTATTGGGTTATTTCAATCCGGCTTGGATATACAGGATTAATTTCATTGCCAATTGAAAATATCTCTCCAGTTTTTTTATCATAATGAGCATAAAACGTAGGAGGAACAAATGTAGGAGCTTTACGAGCCATCTGCTAGCTCCTGTAATCTAGATAATATCCTCTTAGAAATAAAATTCTTTTCTACATAATGAAATAATTCATTTTGTTTTATGTTACCTACTACCAGTTTTCCTGTAGAATTAAGAACATAGGGAATTGTATCTTGCCAACTTACGGGTATTGGGGTCCAACCTTGAATAGGAGTTTTCATATGTGTAAATCTTAATGGACTGCATGTATCTGTAGAAATTTCATACATTCCCGAAATTTCAATAGCAATAGCTGTTGCTAAATCCATGCTTAACCAATTTTGATATTCGTCCGGTGCAAACCTACCGTAGGCCCATTCCCAATTATTACAAACAAATTCTAATACTTTATAGAATTCATATGCTGGCCTATTTTTCTTAAAGTAATGTAATGCATAATATGGATTGGTTAATTGATTAGCAATAAATGTCTTTCTATGATAAGTGTCATTGACAATATCTAATTTGTAATTAGTAATTTGATTACAAAACTTAAGATCAGAATTACCACAATAATCCCACCAACTGGTGATATCTTCTAGTAGTAACATATCACTATCTAAAACAATCGTTTCTTCATATGGCGTAGCATGATATAACTTCCAACGATGCTCACCTTTTAATGCAGTGTCGGTTGTTTCATCGAACCAAGGAATTGGAATTATTTGATCAAAAACTTTTTGATATTTTTTAGGTACTTTATCGTTTGTAACTAAAGAAACATTTTTAATTTCATGCTGACTAAATTTAATGCTTAACGCTAGGGCATATGCCTGTGTAACGTAATTTACAGAATCAGTATTTTGTGCAAATAATAAAAAACCCTTAGACACCTGAACCTCCGTCGATAAATCGGCCAAGGCTTAATTTATTCATTACATGCACGTCGAGTCCTTGGGTTTTTGACGCAATGTATTCCCCAGGATGATCTTTCTTTTCTAATAAAAATTGAATTGATGTATCTTTTATGGTGACAAGAAAATCTCGATCTGTTATGTAAGTCATGATACCTGGTAACTCTACTGCAAAATTGCCGGCTGTTTTTTCATTCATGATATGTATAGCAATGCTAAAAGCAAAATCATTTCTAAAAATACTGCTTTCAATACTATATAGATTTCGAAAATATAACCAATTAGCCTTGATGTATGCTACTAAAGTAAAAAAGTTTTCTGTTATAGTATTCTTATTAAAAATAAAAACTGTAGCCCAATAAAACGGTATGCTATACTGATTAATTCTTACAAATTCACTGTTGTTGCGCCGACCTGCTAGATCAAAACTATTACGATAAATTTGAAAATCGTATTCATTGTCTAGTGCTGATTTTAAAATATCTGAATTTAAAAGATAATCACTATCAACTACTAGAGTTCGATCGTATGGCGTAAGATCATACACACTGCTACGAAGTTGATTCTTCCACTCTAATTTATGAGACGATAATGTACCATCATGAAAATGTTTTTTCTGTATTGTTGTATCGTTTGGTATTTCGATAATTTTATCAAACGGGTGATCGGGATATGTATCTTCCACCCAAGATTTGATATCTGTAATTAAACTCACAGGTATATCGAGGTGCTGTTTAATCTTAATCGCAGAAAATATTGCTAATTTTACATAATCAACAGTACTGTTATTCTGTGCAAAGATTATAGATCCAGTTGTCATAGCTCAACAATATCTGAGATTTTTCTTTTGCTTTTCAATTCTGCATACTTAACAGAATATTCGTTTGTAGCTTCAAAGTATGCTAGAACAATATCATCAAAAAATTCCTTTACATCATTGATGATAACAGGAAGATTATTTGCATCTATAAATGCAACATCTTCTAAGTGACCTAGATCAATTACTGTTTTAGTAAAATTAATCAGTTCGGGACTAATTCTAAAGGTAGCTCCATTCTCGTAGTGCAAGAGCTTTTGATTGTATTCTTCTAATATAATTCGGCGCTGATTTGACAACGTGGCCATATAATTGGCTACAGCAAATGCTTTTTCGATTTTCTCATCCATAGATAACTCCGTAATGTACATAATACACTACAGTAATTATCTTGTCAAGTAGTTAGGGGATTACGGTCCTGACTGCGCCTGCGCTGGGGCCGGTATTGATACCGATGCACCCGATGGGCGGTAGCCTTGAAGTAGGCTAGCTAATGTGCCCGTTATATTTTCATCAGTGCCCCACGGAGCATTTGGCTGACCTGATTGATCCTGGAATTGTATGCTAAATGTTACGGCAGTTGCAGGACCATTTATGTTAGCATATACATCATATTGGTTAGGACTATATGTAGGCTGTTCAGTTACTTTTCGGAATATCAATTGTGGGCTAGTTGTAAGTTGATAAAATCCAATAGCTGTATTAGTTACTCCAGTGCCGCTACCAGTATTAGTAGTGCCACTATAGTTCATTCTAACAGTTCCCATATTGGCTAACATAGTTTGCCAGCTGTTATTTTTTAGATTACTCACATCGGGTGTATGGCTTGCTGATATTTGAATGTTTCCACCAGCATTAAAAAATCCTCTAGCAGTATTAGCATTAGCAAAAGTAAGAGTAACAGTATGAGTGATAGTGCCGTTCCATGCAGAACTACGAGACGAACTAGCATAAGTCTCAAGTGTACCTTGGCCGCTCGGCGGAGTAATTAATCTATTAGCGTCGATTACGTTAACATATGATTGATACGCGGCGCGATCTGATTCTTTAATCTGTGTACTAGTAGTTGGGTAAGTTAAATTACCAGTTTCGTTGGCATTAGTTTGATGTGTGCGAGCGGCAATTAAATCGTT